TCTGGCTGCTGCATTTACATTCTGGGAAACATTCTTTTGGGCTGACCGCTTTACGGTCATGCTTTCACGTACCGAGCGTGAAGCATCAAAGTTGTTGCAGAAGACCAAGTATGGATACAAAATGCTTCCTGCGTGGATGCGTGTGCGTGGACCAGACCTACTTTCAGACAACCAGTTGAAGATGGTATTTGCCAATGACTCATCCATTGAGTCTTTGCCATCCGGTAATGACCCTGCTCGTGGTGAGTCTGTGTATCGAGTAATCATTGACGAAATGGCGTTCTTGCCCAACGCTGAAGAAGCGTGGGCATCTATTGAACCTATTGCAGACGTTGGTGGTCGTGTTATCTGTTTGAGCACAGCCAACGGTGAAGGCAACATCTTCCACCAACTATGGGTTGGTTCGCAAACTGGCAACAACCGATTTACTGGGGTGTTCTTTCCTTGGTCTGCTGGAGACCGTGATGAAAACTGGTACGAAGCAAAGAAGCGTGACCTTCCAGACTGGCAGTTGGCTCAGGAATACCCGGATAACGCTGAAGAAGCATTTATCCGTTCTGGTCGTCCCGTGTTTGACCTTGATGCTCTTAGGGCAATCCAGTTAGTTGAACCTAAGCGTGGATATCTAAAAAATGAAATGGGTAAGAACTACTACACATTTATTGAAGATGGTGGTGAACTTTCTATTTGGGAGTTCCCAGACAGGCAAGAAGTTTATGTAATTGGTGCTGACGTTGCAGAAGGTCTTGGACACGGAGACTACAGTTCTGCTCATGTAATTTCTGCTACCACTGGTCTGTTAGTTGCTCATTGGCATGGACATGTTGACCCAGACGTTTTTGGAGAAGAGGTACTAAGGGCTTTGGGTCATTACTACAACTACTCTCTTATTGGTGTTGAATCCAACAACCACGGTCTTACAACGATTAAGGGTTTACAGCGAGTTGGATACAAGAACTTGTACCGACAGCGCAAGATGAACAGTAGGAATCCACAGATTAGCGACACTATGGGGTGGAGAACTACTTCGGTTTCTAAGCCTTTGGCTATTGACGAACTGAACGCTGCAATCCGTGATGCAAGCGTTCATGTTTATGACAAGAACTCAATTGCTGAACTAAGAACTTTTATTCGTGAAGCCAATGGAAAGATGCATGGTTCACCCCATGACGACCGTGTTATGTCACTGGCGATAACTAACCAGATGCTCAAATATGTCTGGTTGCCAGAATATAGGGTTGACGCAGAACCAATTCGGAATACTCTGGGTTGGTGGGAAAAGTTCCTTATCCGTGAAAAACAGGAAGTTCGCACTCCGATTGGCGCATTCAATGTACGGGAGTAACGAACTGGGCGTATAGTTATGAAAGAATTACGCTGTTTAGAGTGTTTGACGACGTTTGAGGTAGATGAATTACCCCGTCGTGGCTCAATTTGTTTCAAATGCCATATTAAGACCATTCGCCTAGGGTTTACCTACGGTCAAGAAGACTTTCACGGCCCAACTGTTAAAGAGCGTGCAGATGAACAAGTTCGTGTAGCCAAAGAGGCTGGCATTAATGCCGAGCCAGTAGGCAGTCGTTGGGTTTGAGATGGAGATGGTCTGGGTCCCGATTGTTGTCGCAATCATCTCAGGACCGCTCGTTGTTGTACTACAAAAACTTAGGAAAGAAAATACTTCCCAACACGCAGAAGGACAAATCCTTCTTCGAATGGTTGGGACAAAAGTTGACAAAATTTCTAGCAAACTTGATAACCATATTGGTTGGCACGAAGGACAAAAGGACAAGTAATGGCACGCACAGCAAATAGTGAAATACTCAAGCAGTATCGTGACAAGTTGGAACAGTCACGTCGTTGGCGCCATGAGGAAGCCTATGACGAGATTTGGCGACGCATGATTGACATGTATCGTGGTAAGCAATACAAGGGTGTTTCGGAAGAAGACCGACTGTTGGTGAACATTGCTTTTGCCACAATCAACGTTGTTGCACCATCTGTTTCTATTAACTATCCAAAGATTTCAGTTAATGCTCGTCGTTATGAAGATAGCGACAAGGCTGTTGTTACAGAAGCAATCATCAACTATTGGTGGAAACATTTTGACTGTCAGAAAGAACTGCGTCGTGCAGTAAAAGACATGCTGATTTGTGGTCATGGTTGGATTAAGACTGGCTACCGTTTCATTGAAGAAGAAATGGTTGCAGATGAGGCAATTCCAAACTTTGACAACTTTGATGAACTAGCCGAAGACCGTGTTGAATCAGCAGTTGAGTCAAACATGATTATCAAGGAAGACCGCCCATTTGTTGAGCGTGTTTCAATGTTTGATATTTTTGTTGACCCGGATGCCACAAACATGCATGACATTAAATGGATTGCACAACGCATCCGTCGCCCTTTGCCAGAGATTAAAAAAGACAAGCGATACAACTCCACAGCCCGCAAAGAGGCTTCACCTTCGCATTACTCAAAGTATGGTCAAGATGGTTATTCACCTCGCCGTTCAAGCGACCCAAGTGATTCGTATGTAGAAATTTGGGAATGGTACGACATTGACAGAAATACCATGTCGGTATTCTGTGAAGGCACAGACAAATTTTTGATTGCTCCAACAAAGATTCCATTTGCTTACGGTCATCCGTTTGTGATGATTCGCAACTATGACGTTCCTGAGCATTTTTACCCAATGGGTGAGTTGGAGGCAATTGAGCCTTTGCAACAGGAATTGAATCAGACTCGTACCCAGATGATGAATCATCGCAAGCGATTCTCACGCAAGTGGTTGTACAAGGAATCAGCATTTGATGCCGATGGCCGTTCGGCACTTGAGTCAGATGAAGACAACGTGATGGTTCCTGTGATTTCAGATGAAAACATTGCAAACGTTGTTGGACCAATGCCAGCAGTAATTAGTCCACCAGAGTTCTATAACCAGTCAAGCCTCATCTCTGGGGACATTGACCGTGTATCTGGTGTGTCTGAGTACATGCGTGGTGGTTTGCCAGAAATCAGGCGCACAGCGACTGAGGCTGGCATCATTCAGGACAACGCTAATGCCCGTTCGTCTGAGAAGTTGGCAATCATTGAACTGAGTATTGCCGAGATTGCCAAGCGACTTATTATGCTTGCCCAGCAGTACCTCACGGGTGAGCAGGCTGTTCGTATTCAGGGTTCAGAGGCTGAGCCACTTTGGCTGGAGTTTGACAAGGATTACATCAAGGGCGAGTTTGACTTTGAGGTAGAAGGTGGGTCAACCCAGCCGGTCAACGAGTCATTCCGTCGCCAGATGGCAATGCAGGTTGTTGACGCAATGGCACCGTTTGCTTCTGCAGGGATTATCGATATGCCTAAGTTGGCTAACTATGTACTGCAGTACGGTTTTGGTATTCGTTCTGCTGCTTCGTTTATCGTGCAGCCACAAATGCCTGCACAACCTGTGACACCACAGGGTGCTTTACCACCAGAGGCAATGATGCCACCAGAAGGTGGAATGCCACCAGAGGGCATGATGCCACAAGGCATGGAACCACAGGGAATGCCTTCTGAGGCTGGAGTTGAACAAATGGGTGGCGGTCAGTTGCCACCAGAAATCTTGGCGTTGTTAGCACAGCAAGGTGGAATGCCGCCGGGAATGTAACGAATAAACCCTATCAATAGAGCAACCCACGGAGGACTCTTAAATGAGCGATATAAATAGCAATGAAGTCACAGCAGATGAGACCCTAGAAGACCTAGGACAATCTCAAGAAGTTGCGGATGTAGTTGATGCCTTAACTGAGGAGCAAATTGAATTGCTTCCTGTTGATGAGTTCGGAGACAAGTATGTTTCTGTTCAAGTTGATGGTGAAGAAATCAGTGTGTCACTCAAAGAGGCGCTTTCTGGATACCAGCGTCAAGCGGATTACACTCGTAAGACACAGGAACTCAGTGAGCAAAGGAGACAGGTACAGTTTGGGACCGCTTTGCAGGAAGCCTTGCAAAACGACCCTCAAGGTACTTTAAGCCTGCTGTCACAACATTACGGTGTAGCACAGACACCTTCTGAAGAAGAAGACCTGTTTATAGACCCTGTTGAGAAGCAGTACCGACAACTGGAACAACGCATTCAGGCTTTTGAACAAGATAAAGCAATGAATGAGTTGGAACGGAAGGTGCAGTCTCTTCAAAATCGATACGGAGAAGATTTTGATGCCAACGAAGTTGTAGCCAAGGCGTTAGCCGTTGGTTCAACCGATTTGGAAGCAGTCTACAAACAGATTGCGTTTGACCGTCTTTATGACCAATCACTTTCTGCTCGCAAGCAAATTGCCAAGCGAGACGAAGAGAAAGTAAGAGTCACAGAGGCTAAGCGTCAGGCCGCTGTCGTTTCTAGTGGTGCAACATCAAAGACTGCAGATGTATCAGCAAAACCAATCACATCATTGCGAGACGCATTTGAAGCCGCCAAACGGCAACTAAGCGTTTAGCGTTCTATTTAAGGAGAAATCATTATGGCATCAGCCAATAGCAACTTTGACCAGTTGCTCTCAACCACCCTTGCGAACTACCGTTCGCAACTAACCGACAACGTGTTCAC